CCAAACCCCGAGTCATTTTTCCCGTCTACAATTTGATCCCCGCAGGACTCTAGGCCGCCGCACCTGCCCATCCCCAAGAGCAAGGAGCATTCTATGGTCACCCCCCGTAAGCTCAACGTACATTTTTGTTACCCCTCTTATGGCGGAAATGGCGGCATTGCCTGTGAGCATCCGTCGATCCGCAAGTGGGCTGTTCAAACCACGATAGCTGCCAAGGCTGATCCCCGCATTGGTAAGATCACCGAGGCAACCGAGAACGATACCCCGATCACGATGGTCAGGAATCGATTCGTTGAACAAGCTCGCCTTCTCGAAGCAGACATCCTGGTGATGGTCGACAGCGACCAAGAACCGGATATGTACGCCGACAAACCCAAGTTCTGGGACACGACGTTCGACTTCATTTTTAACCACTATGACCGTGGTCCTTGTGTTGTGGGGGCACCTTACGTGGGACCACCACCGAAGGGAGGCGGAGGTTGGGGCGAGTGCTGCTACGTCTTCCGCTGGGCATCATTGAACTCTGGTCCCAACAAGGAACTGAACCTTCAGATGTACGGTCGCGATGAAGCGGCTACTCTCACTGGTATCTGCCCTGTCGCTGCACTTCCCACTGGTCTGATCGCGTACGATATGAGGTGTTTCGACTTGATCGAGCATCCGTACTTCGAGTACGAGTGGAAGGATGAGAAGCAGTGTGAGAAGGCGTCGACTGAAGACGTGGAGAACACTCGCAACATCTCGCTCGCCGGCTGTCGCGATCTCGGGTACAACCCGGTGTATTGTAATTGGGATTGTTGGGCGGGTCACTGGAAGCCTTTGTGTGCGGGCAAACCTGTGGTCTATGGGCCGGAGGATGTCAACAAAAAGTATCTCAAGGCAGTGCGTGCAAAGAACCACCAGGTGATTGAGATGGGTGGTGCTATTCCTGCTGAGTCCGAACTCGGCAAGCGTATCCTTGGGAAGGATCCCACTGTGGCATGTGCCGTTAAAACTCCTGATGGTAACGGGAGATCAGTATGACCGACTTGCGGACGTGCCCTAATTGTGAAACGGAGTACCTTGCAGACAAAAATGCGTTTGCTCCCGGTGCGATTTTATGCACGTCGTGCGTTGGTAAAGAGCATGGACTCCGAACTGCGTTGAAGCAAGAGATTGCCTCTTCGCAGGAGGAGATCATTGCAATGGCACTCGCCAAGCGTGACAAGCAAGTTGTCGACATGATTAGCAAGCTTGTTAACGCTCCAGCCAAGGTCGACAAGGGCGCTCCCAACCTCGTCAAGCTTTGGGAAGATGTTTCTCGAGCGTGGGGTGGAACGGAAGGGATCGCAGCGGAAGCATTGATTCTCTACCGTGGCGCAAAAGATACCACACAGCAGAAGATCATGCAGATGATCATTGGGCTAGGTGTGAAGGCAAATGAGACTGGTCACTTGAACAAACCTACCAGCGAGATGACCACCGCTCAACTCAAGTCGACGTTGCTGCAGTTGATTGACGAAGAGCAGAAGAAGGCTGACTTCAAAGAGGGTCTGATGGCTCTGGAGGAGGTGGCTGATGTTCAATGATATCGTTCGCCAGCAGATCACCGAAACCTCAACCTACGAGGAACGTCGATCCGCAGAAATCCTGAATGAACTTGGCAAGCGGAAGATGGAGGCACTCAACCTCTACGAACCGCAGCCATTTCAACAACGGTTCCATGAATGTCTGGTCCGTGAAGTCGCGTTGATTGCTGGGAACCAATGCGGTAAGAGCCTCGCAGGTGCGGTCGAGGTGGCGAGGTGTGTAACCAACCAGGATCCCTACAACAAGTATCCTGAGTCAGGGCTGGTGGTTTGCGTTGGTCTGGATGAAGGGCACATCACACGTATGCACGACTACTTACTGCGTGCTGGTGAGTTCAAGGTTATCTGGGATCCAGACAAGGGTGAATACGGCGACATGCGTGTGTTCGATCCGGTCGCAGACGAGGGACGCGAAGACGAGGCTGTCCCTGCTCCTGCCTTGATCCCACGCCGGCTGGTCAAAGAGATCGCCTGGATCTCGAAGAAGGAACGTAAGTTCAGCAAGATCATGCTCCGAAATGGTTGGGAGATCAGAGCATACGGGTCGAGGGGGGAGCCAGCTGCAGGTTTCAAAGCAGACCTCATCTGGTTCGACGAAGATATCATCGTGCAATCTTGGTACGACGAAATGCTTGCACGTCTCTCCATGCAGAAGAAGGGTCGGCTGATCTGGACTGCCATCCCGCTGTCGAAGAACGATGCGATGGTCAATCTGATTCGCCGTGCCGAGGAAGAGGAAAGCAACAATGAAGAAGAGCGAACCGCAGCGGTGTTCCGTGCGACGATCTGGGACAACAAATTCATGCCTCCCAAGCAGATCGAGAAGAATGTCAAAGCTTGGAAAGCTATGGGTGACGAGGTCTTCCTGCAGCGTGCCAAGGGTATCATGTCGATGGATGCCAGGCAGATGTACCCAGCGTTCAATCGCCAAGTCCACTGTCTACCAAAGGATGGCCCGCAAAAGATCTTAGAGGTGCTGAAGGAGCGTGGCTGGCAACCTCCCGAGGATTGGTGCCGCTACACGTCCACTGACCCTGGTCACTCGATCTGTGCAGTGGCGATCTTTGCGGTTCCTCCACCACATATCTTCGGTCGGTACGTTATCCAGTACGACGAGCTCTACATCAGGATGTGTAACGCTCACATGTACGGCGAGCAGATGTTCAATAAGGTTGGGCGGGTTGGCGTTCAGGCTCATATCATTGATGAACACATGGGCCGGCAGACTCAGATGGGGTCTGGCGAAACAGTCAAGAAGCATTACTCCGACGCGTTGCGGAACTATGGCGTGAAGTCCTACGGCACAGGGTATGGTTTCATCGCTGGTTCGGACGACGTGGCTGCACGATGCACAGCGGTGCGCGAGATCCTGTCGATCCGAGCAGACGTTGGTCAGCCTACCTACCTGCTGGTTGGACCCAACTGCCCGAACACGATCCGAGAATTCCAAGGATACAACAAGAAGGTGCGTAACGTCTCAGGCACGATGATCATCGAGGATAAGCCTGAGCCAAAGAACAACCACCTCATGAATGCAATTGAATATGCGGCGGCTTACAAGCTACCGTATGTACGTCCCCCTGCTCCAGAAAAACCGAAGACACCTCACGAGAGGTGGCGTGAACGTAAGGACGAAGAGCGAAAGAACCGTGGTAATCGTGGTCCTCTCGCGAAGCTGTTTGAAGACGATCACATTACACTCGGCCCCCGAGGAGCGTAACGAAAGGAAGTAGTGATGAGATCTATGACAATGATGGACCGTGAAGATGCTGATGTCCAACGTGAACGACGAGCGGCACAGCGTAAAATCGAGTCAGAGTTTGAGATGCCAACGGACGACTTGTTCGTTGGTATGCAGGTGATGATCGGTCAGCCGGGCGTTACCGGTATGATCCTGGCCTCGATCGAGCGGATCGCCGCCACGTACCTCACGGTGATAATTCCTGGGCCCAAGCGGATCACCGACATTCTTCACATCGACGATCCCCGCCACAACAACCCGGATCGCCGAGATGGTATCATGGGTTACTGGACCCACACCGATTACACGGAGCATCTGCAATCAGAAGCAGCGGTGCTGCACGAACGCATCGCAAACCTCGAGAAGATTGTGGAGACGCTAAGCATCCCGGTGCCTGGTGCCCCCGCAAAGAAGAAACCCGTCGACCCCGAACTCGCTGAGCTACGCGCTCGCGCTAAGGAGTTGAAGATTCCCAAGGCACACTTGCTCGGGAAGAAGAAACTCCAGATAGCCCTAGGTGAAATGAATGCTACCTAATGGAATCGATCACCCTCTTGGTTCTATGTGCCAAGCTTGGGTGAACTTGATGAAGATTGCCGAAGATGACAAGGAAGAACGCTTTGGACGGTACGCCCGTGAGGCAATGCAATTCTTCGACGGCGATCACAATTGGATGTGGCGTCGTGAGTATTCACAGGGGCCTGGCGGTTTCATGGACTCGAAGTCACCGGAGTCTGTGAAACCTCTGTTCTTGTCATCCACGAACAAGGTGTCGGAAATAGTTCAACTGTTTCTTCCGAGACTTATTGCGCGTGATCCACACATTCAGGTCACCATCCCAGTGCAGGAGAACATCCACCCTGCTGCACTGGGTGACGTGAATGACCCGATGTTCATGCAGCAGTTCCAGATGATGCAGTATCAGTCGGACATGGAACGTGGGAGGCAGGAGACGCACGCTGACATTCGCCAGCGGCTCCTCAACTGGCTGCAGGTCGAGGGCAAGAAGAAGGTCGAAGCTCGCGAAGCGATGACAGAAGCTCTCGTGAAAGGAGAGGCACCCATATGGACTGAAATGTTCAATCCAGCGGGCAGTAAGCTTCGGTACCCTAAGTCGTTCTGGGATAGCGTCGACAACTTGATCAAAGATCCCGACGCGAGCAAGCGATCGGAGATGAAGTGGGTTGCCCGCAAGTGCTGCCACCCTGTCTGGGAAGTGGCTCGCGAGTATGGGATCGACCCCAAGATCCTACGTGGTACCGGTGAGAGCAAGAGGCAGCAGGCTGTCAACAGTTCGCAGCCAGGATACAGTAGCCACAAGAGGAACAGTGATGGTGAAAAGGACACCATCACCTACTACAAAATCTATTCCAAGTGCGGCATCGGTGGTCGCATCGAAACGTACAGCAACGGTGACGAGAAACTCAAGGAGACGCTCGAACAGTTCGGCGACTATGCCTTTATCGTCGTTGCACCAGGCGTAAATTTTCCCTTAAATATGCCACCGGGAACCGCACCTGAAGAGGTTTCCAAGAGAGTTGAATGGCCCATTCCATTCTGGACTGATGGCGGCTGGCCGTTCGAGAGCTTAGGTTTCACGAACAAGCCAAATGACTGCTGGTATATCAGCCTCGTCAAGCCAGCGATCGGCGAATTGCGCTTTATAAATTGGGGCATGAGCCACCTCGCGACCAAAGTTGCACAGGCAGGAACGATCATTGCGATCAGGGAATCTTTTGGTGAGGAAGCGGCAGGGCAATTCCTCGACAGACATGGTCCGTACACGGTGATGAAGATCAAGGAAATTACCGGTTCGCTGAAGGAAAATATCGAGGTATTCAACTTGCAAGCGTTCAATGGCGAGTTGATGATGGTGATCGAAAAGGTCATGGAACAGTTCGACAAGAGAACTGGGCTGGTCGAGTTGTTGTACGGTGTGAGCAGTGGCCCGAACGCCCGCTCTGCCGCAGAGAGCAACGACCGCATGCACAACGCCACGATCCGTGTGATGGACATGCAGGATCGCTCGGAGGACTGGCTGTCGGCTATCAGTCGCAACGAGATGATCGCAGCTGCCTGGAACCTGGAGGGCAAGGACATCGCTGCACAGGTCGGCCCGTGGTCAGCCCACATCTGGGACACACAGATGCGGACGCAGTCGTTCGATACTGTGGTGCGCGACTTCACCTACCGACTCGAAGCAGGTAGTGCCGCCAAACCAAACAAACAGGCACAGCAATCCCAACTTGAGCGTCTTGGTCAATTGGTATTGCCCGTGGCACAACAGGCTCTTGGCATGGGCAACGTCGACCCATTCAACGCCTTCGTTAGCGACTACGGCAAAGCGTATGACATCGATCCACAGCCATACTTAATGCCACCACCTGAACTGTATATGCCCCCAGAACAAATGCAGCAAGGACAAATGCAATGACCTTTGACATGGACGAATACTATCGTGACCAATGTGCCGAACGTGGCCCAGAGTGCCTGGCGATGTTTGAGAAGATCTTCAAGAAGGAGAAGTCTGCAGGGTTTGCCTGCATGCTCGCTCTGAAGTCTCCACCCTCGCTCCAGACCGATACGTCCTGGCTTGCCGGCCATCCCTCAAGCAACGACCGCATGGAAGGCATGACAGCCGAGGCAAGCAGGAGTGTTCTGGCTCGGGCTAAGAAGGCAGGCGTCAGCACAGCCGGCATGGTTCACATTGCACAGATGGGAGCCGCTGAAGACCCCGGTGCCTGGGTGGATGGCAAGGCTGACATGGTTCGCAAGGCCGCTCACAAGAACGTAACCCTCACCGAAAACGGCAAGGTCATTCACGAGGCCACGCCGATGCCAAAGAAGAAAGCTCCTGCCCTCGCAGAAGACAAGATCGTCGAACTGAGCCACATGCACAAGTTTGCCAACCCCGGTTGCAAATTGAAGGGTGGTGACATGCGCGAGATGATCGTCGACAAGCATGCGTACAAGGGTGCTGATCCAATCGTTAAACGAGTAAAGGACAAATGATATGAGGTTACCACAGACATTCACGGTCAATGTTGTGATTGCAGCGTTGAACCCGACTGCCGGCGATGGCTTGCTGGGATTCCTTGTCCCGTCTGGCAAGGTCTGTCGCGTCAACAGCGTGCAGGTGACGAACATGGACAACGACACTGGCGAGATGCTGGAGTGCGGCTGCTTTGGTATCACCACGGTCGGTTCGCTGACTGGTGCGAGTGCCCCGACTCCACAGGCAATCAAGCCGGACATCAATGCCTCCAGTGGCGTGACCACGTACGCTGCAGGCAACGGTGGGCTGACGACCGAGCCAACCGCTTGGGGTCGCGAACACGACCGACAGGGATGGAATAACCAGGGTGGTTACTTCTACGATCCACGCACAAACGAGCGGATCGATGATCGACCCACCGTACCAGCGGGCGACTACTTCTTCGTTCGGTTGCTGGCTGCTCCATCTGCGGCGTTCAAGGCGAGCGTCTCGATCACGTACACAGAAGAAACCACAGCAGCGTAAGGAACGCACAATGATTGAATGTTTGATCTCCGCACGTAAGCAGGGCCGGCGAGGCTTGAAGAAGGCTGGTGACATCATCGTCGCGAAACTGGCCGGTTCGGACTGGGGCACACAGGAAGCTGGTGCCGTCGTCCTGATCGAGGATGCAGTGGTGGAAGCTGAACTCCAGGCGATGCTCGATGCAGGCGAACCTGTCCCTGTGATCATTCATCCGTATGCTGAGCATGAGGACATCCCGACCGGTGACGGCGACAAGACACGGCCCGTGATGGTCAACC